CCATCACAGTTCTGTACTGTAGTTCATTGTCCAATGACCTCACAAACTTGTTAACTGCACGTTGATGGCTGAACAGTTCCACTATCTTTTTCGCTACTACCATTGGCTTAAAGTATTATCATAGATCCAAATATTTAGCAGCAGGATTTGCCCCCTGCTTCGACTTCCATAGATCAGATTATCTGGCAACATTTTACCTCTAACTTGTGGTCTGTTTACTATGTCATTCATGTTGGTTTCTTTTGTTTGTTTTGTTATGTGAGAAATTCTGCACAACATTACTCCGTTTAGACAACTGCGTTCTTACTTTTGGACAAATTTTGTCCTAAATTATATTTACTGTGCATTTTCCCTTTTCTCTATACTTTTGGACAAAAACTGTCCAAATGTCTGGTCAACGTATGTATAACAGACTGTATATCAGCACTGTAGTGGTGTACTTGTTAGTCCTAAGTGGACTACATTTCCTTTTCCAGATGCATTTTTCTTTGGGTACCCAGTCATCCAAATCCCATTCCCTTTTTCCCGCACGACCACCATATGATATGTATTAACCCATGAAAACATCTACAATGCCCTTCTGAGCAAATGTAAGAAACTTTTAGCAATTTTAAATAGTAATATACCGGTCTGTTTTTTTGATGATCTTAGAACCTAAAAAAAGGATGCAATTACTCAAAAGATGTATTATAATAGTTTAATTTAAAATACTAGTATATTATATAGTATATTAAATATATATATATTATATTATAGAAAGGCTAGCCATTTTGTCTACCTGTGCTAGCCAGTATGTCCATCAGTTAATAACACTGTGGATTTCTTTTATTAACAAGTTGCTGAACTTATGTTCATAAGTCTATATCTTAGCATCATATGAATATGATTGGGCAAAGAATAGCGATTAAGGTTTCTAAAAAATACAACGATGAAGTTGAGTTTGAGAATGGAGGCAAGTTATATCTAGACGTGTCTTATAATCCAGAGCATCATGTCACAATATGCGGGGAGGTCGTGGCTCTTCCAAGAGGTGAATGGTGTAAAAGCACTAGAGGAGACTTTATGAAACAGGAAATGGAGGTAGGCGATATGGCTTATTTCAATTATTTAACTGTTAGTAAAGATAATCTTATTACTGGAGAGAAGGACGTTTATTTAGCCGATTTAGAGGAATGCTTTTGTTTTGTAAGAGGAGGATCTTTGACTGCTATTTCCAATCACGTTCTTATTGAGCCTCACATGGATGAGGAAAAAATCGGATCTATAATCATGGGACCACCCAAGCGTAGCGAAATAAAAGGTTACGTAAGGCACATAGGTACACCATTGAAGGGTAAAGAAGCACTTGGTTTAAGTAATGGGGATGCAGTTCGTTTTCACGAGCGTAACTCTTTTCTTAATAAAATTGAGGGTGTGGAATATTATGTAATGCATCAAGACGATTTATTGGGCAAGGAACTAAATGGAGGAAATTTATAGCATACCAGAGTGCATCTTCGAGCACGCAAGATTATACGTGGACACAAGGGTCATGGCAAACAGAGACCACTACAAAAAACTTTACTGGAAGTCCAGAAGTTATCAGTACAAACACCCCATTTTATTTGATGACCCAGTAGACAATGAGTTCTACACAGATTTTAAAGGAATATTAGGTGAACTTTTAGTAAGGCACCATTATGATTTAAAAGGCATTAATTATACAACCTCAGCATTTGTTAAAGAGAAGGGTGTAAGTGATCCAGATTTAATAGTTGATGAAAAGAAGATAGATGTTAAAGGCTGTGAGAGATCTTTAAAGGTAAATATGTTTACAATAGATAAGTTAGATGTTGACTTTATATTGTTTGTTCTATTCCTATCGGATCGCAGGTATATCTTAAAGCAGTTTGAAAAGGAGAAAATAAAGAAATGGAAGGTTGTTACGATCAATGACAGAAATAAGTATTATGAATTTAAGATTGATAAGCGACAGTATAGATATGTCACCCCCGAATTAAAAGAACAAAGTAATGAATAGAGGAGAAGGAGTTTTAGCAAGAATAATAGAAGACGCAGAGGAAGATGTATTGATTGCTGATGGTTTTGACGATGCGGTAATGGGTATTGAACATAATTCTTCAAGGTTGATATATTCTGTATCTCTATGTATAGAAATCCTTATGGATGAGGGTATGAACATGGAAGACGCTCTTGAACATTTCAATTACAATGTAAGTGGAGGATATGTAGGGGAATTAACCCCGATATGGTGTTGGGACATTTAATTACCCCCAAATAAAAAATTTTCGAAATGAGTAGACTAGAAAGAAAGCCGGATGAAACTTTACAACAATGGGTTGATAGGGTAAGTGTTAAAAAACCCCTATTGGACGAAACGGCATGGGTGGCGATAGGGTTAATAGTGTTCTGCTTAATATGCATAGCAATTATAGAAATCACTGCTTAATGAAAAACCACACCAAAGTATATCACGAAGCATTTTGTATCGAACCAGGAGAATGGATTGGATGTGAAGTGTGTGATAGAACTGCTGTAGATATTCATCATATACATGCTAGAGGAATGGGAGGCAATAAAGAAGCGGATACCCCCGAAAATCTTCAAGCGTTGTGCAGAGAGTGTCACATCTACTTTGGGGACAAGAAACAATTTAAACGAATGCTAATAACTATGCACCATGAAAGATTACAAAACATCTACTGAACCTGGAAGTCAAGTTGAAATACCTGTACCAAAAATGTCTAAACAAGACATACTCAATAAGATTCTAAAACTTAAGTTAGAACACCCATATCATCCTGGTATACAAGGACTACAACAAATGTTAGATAGATTATAAGTTACTTACGGCACGTTCTATCTTGTCGATCACAGTAATTTTCACACCATAAAGTTCTGGTGCGTTGGAGGTTTCTAAAGCAGCCAAAACATCTAATAGTATTTCTAATTTTCTTATTAATAAAACATCTTCTGCTTGCTTATCGGTTATAGATACTATATGTTCTGACATATTATTTATTTTTTATTTTCTTGATTTGTTTGATCATTTGTGGTGAAGGACCTTTCTTAGGATTCTTTACATTACGTATATTATCCCACAACCCTCTCTTAGAAAAACTTCCATCTGCACGTTTAATCATTTCCCTATTTTTTTCATTGCTACTTTGTGAGCCTTAGAAAAAGATTCACCATTACGCATAGCACCTATCATATACTTCATATGTTCTGTTGAATGATGTGAAGAGTGTTTCTCCATAGTAGACTTTTGCTTTTCAGACAATCCACTCATGTCAACTTTTTTAATTTTCTGGTGAGCCATAAGTTAATATTTAGGTTTTGCTTTTGGTTTTGAGATAGGTTTCGGTTTAGTTTTTTTGATTTTAGTGTATACCATAATTAAGCGTTTTTAGTGTTATTATATCCTGGAAGTCTACTTTTCTCTTTTCTTCCTTTGTTTATCGATGATAATTCAAAGCCAACTATTTTACCATTTTTATGAGAAGCATCTTTACCATCGCCATTACCATAAGTACCCTTATCTCTATTGTACTTTTTTAGTATGGTTCTGTATTTAATCTGCTCAGGAGATGACTGAAACTTTCTGTACTCATCTTTATAGTCTCTTTTGGCTGCCATTATCTAGTCTTTCTCCTTTAAAATCTTATTCCTCTCCTTAAAGTCTTTATTTTGTGCTAACAGTTCTGCTTTTGCTGCTTCATAACCTTCATCACCTGGGTTGATAGGTACACCATTTACTTTGATATTACCAACTCCATTTTCATACGCCTGTCCAATTCCACCTGTAACTGTTCTCCCCTTTGAAGTCTCTTTTTTAACAATAGGTTTAACCTCTTTTTTGACTTCTGGCTTTTCTACTGGCGGCTTTTTCTTAACAATCTCTTTTACCTCTTCAACCTTATCCTTAACATCCTCTTTAACATTATTAAGTACTTCTTTACCTTTATTAGCAAGCCTTTTAAGTAAACTAGGCTTCTTATCTTTATTCTTTTGTTCTTTATATTTTTTCTTTATTTCTCGCTGCTCATACTTTCTTTCAAGATTCATAGCCTTATTCTCCTTACCCATTGCTCGTAGGTATGCGATTCTTTGTCTTTCTTCTTCGTTCATAATGTTATAATCTAAAGTTTATACCTGCTTTGAGAAAGACTAAGTTCTTATCCCAAAATTTTGTTTTTTCGTACTCAGTAAATATCCCTATGCTCTTGTTAATGTTCCATCCAAAAATGAGTCCGTAATTAAAGTCTACCCAATCATCTTTTCCTGTAAATGTTTCATAACTATATGCCTCGTCACCAAAAATGTGTTTATGTTTTGGAAATATATTTCCCCAGGAGTGTATCCACCACTTGTCTCTAAAGTGATAATAATCAGCACCTATTACAGCACTTAATGTTCCTAGTTGACCAATAGCATTTAATTCAGTCTCGTTGTAATCATTTACAATATCTTCATAATCGTTTCTTCTGAAATCTAGATCAGTATCTGCTATTCTCTCACCTTCTTCATTTGACCACCACCAATCATTACTATCTAATTCACCATCGTTATCAGAGTCAATACCATAATAATTATCTTGGAAGCCATATTCATACGCTAGATCCCACCAAGGTAAATCTTCTAAGTACGTAGCAATTGGGGAATAGCCATAAGGTTGATGTGTTCTTACCGCAGCACCTGCTGACACACTAAACTTTTTACCAATTGGTAATCTTAATCTAAGATCAGCAGTTTTGTAGTCTAAGTTAATTAACCCATTTTGTTGCAGTTCTACTTTAGCAACCCAATAGTTAGCAATGTATCTAATAAAGTATCTTTGACTTTGGAATTCTCTATTTTGCTGAGATCCTTTCGAGTACTGGAATAAATATTCTAATCCTTTTATAGCACCTATATTACTATTTAACGAAGATAAAGACTCAGTACCATCATAAAACTTTTCTGCTTTATTTTCATAATCCATTCTAGCAATCTTTCTAATACCAAATGTTACCATATAGTCATTTGATTGCTCTGGTGTAACATCAACAAGGTCACCCGCTTGCGTTACAAAGTATTGTGATGTTTGTGTTAGTGGACTGCTTTCGGTATAACTACCAAATACAGTACTATACTTAAGTATCTTCTTAACAATTTGAGCGTTAAGGGAAGTACTGAATAGTACTATTAATAATAATAATATTTTTCTCATAATTTAAAATTTGCTCTCTATAAGTGAATTTATTTTTTGTTCTATTTGCTCTTTTGAGTCTTCTGGAAGTTTTAAACTAATACCGCTTTCTAATCTTAGAATTTCTTTTCCATTTGAGAAAACAATAACTGTAGGTAGGTATTTGACTTTTTCTGCATCAAATATTTTTTTGTCTTTTTCTATTTTGAAATTATAGAGAAAATGGTCTTTAAAAAATTTTAAGTCTATTTCCGCATCAGACGTGAAACTTGCGGAGAACTGACAAATACTTATATCGTCTTTATACTCTTGACTATAAGCCTTGAATCCAATAAAGAGTAACAATAGAAGTGTTATGTTTCTCATTTTCGGGTCGTTAACTCATAGAGACGAGCATCCATCTTTTCTAAATGATTTTTGATCTCGTTAATATCCTCTTTAATATTATTTACATCCGACTGAACTCCTTCGACTGTAGATCTAATTAATTCATCTTTGTATGAAAACTCTATTTTTGATACTTCAGGTACCGGTGAATTCATAGCCTTCTGGATGTCTGATTGAAGAGTAAAGTACATTGTTGCCAAACTAACTGCAAAGCCTATAACCATCCCTAATGTTTTCAGATCTAAAACAAACTTTGTCTGTTGACTTATTTCGTGAGCCATCTATATTTTTTTTATACTTAATTTAATTACCTGTTTATTAGACAACAATATCTAAATCAACGAACCGTAAATATAATAGTTGCTTATAGTTAAAGACTAAAAATTTTGTACCCAAAATAGGGTAGTAAAACCGAGTTGTAAAATTTTACAATCACCTCACTCAATTCCTATATTTTTACCAAAACCAACAATATGTCTTTAACAGAAATCTTCAACACTGAGGACTTTAGGAAGATGATATTTAACCCATTCAAGGTTAAAGGATCGTTAAAAAAAAAGTATCCTAAGATGAAAATGTTTAGCAGTTTCCAATCTGCTGATGATCAGATGATTGCGTATGTCCTATATGTATATGATCAAAACACTCCAATGAAAGAACAATTTCCTGATCTTAAAATAAGAAAAGAACAGTCCGCAATTCTAGCCGGATTTGACTTAGTTAAAGACAATGAGAAACTGCATAATATGTTCTTCTTTCTTTCTGATCAATTAAAGGATATGGTTGATGAGTTTTTAAGAAAACAAAACAATAGAATTTGGTCTATGATAGTATCAAATGAGCAAACTTTTTTTGAATATCAGAAAAAACTATTAAGCCCTGTAGAGGGTGACAGAGATAAAGACATATTACAAGCGTTACAAATAAAATCTAAAATCATGGATGATTTAAACACCATCAATGATAGGCTAGATGCGTATTATCAAAAACTGTATGGAGAAGACCAGGAGTTATTGAAGACAATAAAAGCGGATAAAAGGTTAACACCAGAATTCATTGCTAATTTATGATAGTAAACATTCAAGGAGTAGAGTTTACATTGCCGCCAAAGGGAAAGGTATTTAATGTAATTTCTAAAGAAGAAGAGAAGAGACCTATAATAACTAGTTCTTCGGTAAAGGCTGATCAGGTTTGGATAAGAACAGAGTTGCCTGAGAATTATACATATAAACGAAATGCAGAATTATTACGTCAAGCAGAGGATAAAGATTTTTTTGATGTTGAGTTAGAGAATTTTAGATCTCAAGAATGGGATAGAAGATTGAATGGGGTTTGGTTTATGAATAATGGTAAAGCCGAATACTTAACTGGAATGCATTATTTATTTTTAAACTGGTGGAAGATAGATATCGGATACCCTAGTTTCAGAAAAGTAGATCAAGATTACTTTTATTTTTTACAAGCATCTATTAACGATCCTAACTCTTTAGGAATGATAGAGATAACTAAGCGTAGGCAAGGTAAGACTGTTCGAGCCGGTGTGTTTATGTTTGATTTAATATCTAGGTCTAAAAACAAGAACGGTGGAATACAATCTAAAACAGCAAACGATGCTAAAAACAATGTATTTGCAAAGTCGATTGTAGGACCCTTCAAAAAACTACCAGACTTTTTTAGACCAGTATATGATCAATCTAAGGGAGTTACTCCAACATCAGAGTTAAGATTTTATAGAACAACATTAAGAGGAAAAAAATCACTAGAAGATTTAGGTAAACCAGAACTTGAAAGCCAAATAGATTGGAAGAGTTCAGAAAAATATGGATATGATGGAACAAAATTACACAGGTACCTTGGTGACGAGGTTGGGAAAACTATGGAAGTGGATGTCTGGGAAAGGCATAATGTTGTACGTTTCTGTTCGGAACTGGATGGTGAGTACATTGGAAAATTGCTTTACACAACCACTGTTGAGGAAATGGAGTCAGGTGGTGAGTCGTTTAAAAGACTTTGGGACAACAGCGACCAGGGAAGTAGAAATATACATGGTAGAACTCCCAGTGGATTATTTCGATTCTTTACTCCCTCATATAAAACCTTATACTTCGACAAATATGGTCATGCAGATGAAAAACGTGCTAAGGACTATTATTTGGCTGAACGTGCAAATCTTATCAATGATGATCGTGCTTTGTCAAGCATTATTAGAAGGAATCCGTTCACTATTGAAGAGGCTTTTAGGATAGATGGGGAGAAATCTTTGTTTAATGCAATGAAGTTAAATGATCAGATTGATCGTATATCTTGGAATGATAATCTTTATACTAAAGGTAATTTTGAATGGGTTGGGGATAGAGAAACAGGTTCGGTAGAATTTAAACCCATGTCTAATGGTAGGTTCAATGTAACCTATCTTTTTGATGATGAAAAAGACGCTAATATAGTTATTAAAAGAGGTAAGAATTATCTACCTACCAGGAAGAATGAGTTCGTTATTGGATGTGATCCATATGATCATGATAGCACTGTAGATCAAAGAAGATCTAATGGAGCCTTTTACGTATATAAGAAGCACAACCCAGTATCAAATTTTTACGACAGTTCATTTATAGTTGAATACATTTACCGACCAAGCACCGCAAGACAATTTTACGAAGATGTTTTGAAGTGCTGTCACTATTATTCTTGTCAACTTCTTTTTGAAGATAATAAGATCGGTATTAAAAACTACTTTGAAGACAGAGGATACTCTGCTTTTTTAATGTATTTACCGGGTAGTGCTAAACCTGGAATGAGTGGATCAGTGAGAACTCATCAACAAATTGCAGAAGTAACTGAAGAATATATAGAAAGTAATATAGAAAGAGTTTGCTATCCAGAATTGTTAAAAGACTGGTTAGAGTTTGATATAAGTAAAACAACAAAATTTGATGCGGCAATGGCAGCAGGGTACACTCTTATAGCAGATAAAAATATTCTATTAAGGAATTTTTATACAAAAGGAAATCTAGTAGAAGCAAAATCAATGTTTAAAAAGTTCAAGGTAGGATGATAAAAAACGAGAGTAAAGCAAACTATCCAAACCATAATGTAGACCCTAGTCAAAAGGGTAAGGATTGGTGTTTGTCATATGCAAAAGCATCATGGTCTGATTATACAAATCATGGCACGCAATCATTTAATAATAATCGAGGGTCTTATACTAAGATCAAAGATTATGCACAAGGAAATCAGTCAGTAAATAAGTATAAGCAACTTATGAATGTTGATGAAGCAGACAATGAAAGTTGGATTGCTATTGATTGGTCTGTGCTACCTATTGTTCCAAAATTCAGACGAATTGCACTTGGTAAATTAAACAAGACAGAATACAATATTACCGCTACTCCAATTGACGCAATAGCACAAGCAGATATAGAAAATTACTATAAGCGTACTAAAGCAAAAATGGATTTAAGAAAGTCTCTTTCTAAGACCGTTCCGGGAATGGAAGAATTTAGTGCATTAAAAAAAGCACCAAAAGATCCAGTAGATGATGAGGAACTAGAGATGCACATGAATTATACTTTTAAGCATAATGCATCTATTGAAATGGAGCAAGGTATTGACCTTGTATTTCATACAAATGGAATGGATGAAAAGCGTAAGCAAATAATGGAATATTTATTTGACTTCGGTGTTGCGGGATATAAAGAATATATAGACAGCAATGGTTCTGTTAAAGTTAGGGTAATAAACCCTGCTAAGTTATTGGTATCTCATTGTAATAAGAGAGATTTTTCTGATAAGATACATATAGGAGAGGTTACAGAAATGTCTATTGCTGATTTAAAGCAAAGGGCAGGTGATCAATTTAATGAAAAAGAATACCAAGACATTGCTGAAAGGTTTTCAGGAAGAAAAGGTCCTACAAGTATGAATACTCCTACTAGAGCGTATTCCAAGGATTACGATGATAGTAAATTGCTTGTGTTGGAAATAGAGTTCTTTTCTGTTGATCAAATGGTACATGAGTCTAGAACAGATAGAAGAGGAAATAAGAGATTTGGTAGAGCAGGATATAGTAGCCAAAACAAAAGAAAAAATAAATATATAAGGTCTTCATACAAAACGGTATACAAAATATCATGGATTGTTGACTCAGAATATTGTTTTGATTATGGCTTATGTAATGATATGAAAAGAGTAAAGTCTAAGTTAATGGACACAGATCTTTCTTACCATTTATTCGCCCCAGATTTTCATAATATGAAGCCATTAGGAATAATGGAACAACTAATACCTATTGCAGATCAGATACAGATATCATGGTATAGACTTCAAAACACAATTAATCAGGCTAGACCCAAGGGTATCATGATAGAACTCGGTGCATTAGAGGATATTCCTTTAGGTGCAGGAGGTCAGCAAATGAAACCAATGGATGTGATCGACTTGTTTAACAAGACAGGTACATTAGTTTATAGAAAAAATGATATTGGTGGTAAGGCAACAAACTATAAGCCAATAGAAGAGTTGGAGAATGGATTAGGTAGAGACGCTATGACGTATTACCAAGTAATTCAGAACAACATTGAAATGATTAGACAGATTACTGGTCTTAATGAATTCACTGATGGTTCTACTCCAGATGCAAGAGCATTAACTACTACTGCAAAAATGGCTGCTCAAGCAACTAACAATGCACTAGCACATATAGAGCAAGGAGAAAGATACTTATTAGAACAACTAGCGTCTTCTGTTATTATAAGATTACAAGATAGTGTAAAGAAAAATCCAATTGAAGGATATGTAAGATCTCTAGGTAAAAAATCTATGGAGTTCTTTAAAATGTCCCCATCTGTTGGAAAGCACGAGTTTGGAGTTAAAATAGAAGATAGACCAAGTGATGAGCAAAAGCAAAGGCTAATGCAAATTCTTCAAGGGAGTGTTGCTCAAGGGCAAGTAGATTTTGAAGATGCTGTTTACATAGAGCAAATAACAAATCTAAAGCAGGCACAGCAAGTTCTTGCTTATAGAATGAAAAAGAAAAGAGAAGAGGCTCAGGCTAATGCTGAAAAGCAACAGCAAATGAATGGTCAGATTCAACAGCAATCTGCACAAGCAGCAGAACAGTCTAAACAACAGACTTTGCAAATGGAGATGGAAATGAAAATGAAGATGGAGCAAATGAAGTCTGAGTTAGCATCTAAGTTGCAAAAAGAAAAGTATGAATTTGAACTAGAGATAGAAGGTATTAGACAAGCATCTAATTTAGAAAGAAATGCAATGGATAATCTACCTACTAAAGAAATGGGTATGAAAATGATAGATCAGCCTGGAGTTGAGCAATAACAATTAACAAACAACAAACAAATTATAATTATGGAAGAAGAATTCGACTTGTCTGCATTCAAAGTTGTAGACGAAAATGGAGAGGCTCAACCTGTGGACATTCCACAAGCAGAGAGTCCAGAGGAAACTCCTGAAACCGAAGAGGTAAAGGAAGAAACAGAGGTAGAGAATACCTCCGAAGAGCAAACAGAGGTAGAAGAAACTCCTGTTGCAGAGACAGAAGTTGAAGAGCCTGCTGAAGAAGCAGAAAAAGAAATTGGTAAGCCGGATGAGTTGTTTAGTCAACTTGACGCTATATCTAAGGATTTAAGCAACGGTAAAGCGGAAAACTTAGAAGACTTTTTTGACGAGTACAAAAGGATGAGAGATTCATCAAGTGCTGAATTTAAAGATGACTTCATTAAAAATGCAGTCGAATATTACAATGAAACTGGAAACTTGACTCCGTATTTAGAGGCGACTTCAGTTAACTATTCAGAAATGTCTGACGAAAAGGTCATGAGACGTGACCTAGAACAGGCTAATCCTACCCTTTCAAAAGGAGCAATCGAAAGATTGTATACTAGGGAAATAGTTGACAAGTACTCTTTAGACGAAGACAAATTTGACGAGGACGAAGTGGAACTTGGTAAGGAACTTCTGGCAGCAGATGCAACTAAACTAAGAGACAAGTATGTTGACGAACAGAAAAACTTCACTCAACCTGTCAAAGAACAAACTGAAGAAACTGAAACTGTAAACCAAGAAGAACAACGTGCTAAATGGACAGAAACTGTTTCATCTCATGAAAAAACTAAAGACGTGATGGATAACAAGCGTATTTTAGTTTCTTATGGTGATGAGAAATTCTCTTATGAAGTCGAAAACCCGGAATCGCTACAAGAAATGACTATCGATAACAATAAGTTTTTTGATTTATTCAAAGATGACAAAGGTGATGTTGATTTTGACAAGTGGTATCGTGTATTGGCTTACGCTTCCGACCCTGAAGTTTATGATTCGTCCCTTATTTCTCATGGACAAGAACTAGGACAAGAAAAAGTAGTTTCGGATTTAAAGAATCCTACTGCTCCTACAAAAAGTTCAAGAGATTATAAAAAAACCGAAAGCCCATTTGATGGTCTGTTTGGTGCTTTGAGTAGAGGTGACTCAGATGTTAAAATAATTCGTTAATAAAAAAATTTTAAAAATTAAATATGGACAATTCTAATTACATTAGTTCTCTATCATTCTTACAACATTCATTTGTTCAAGGAAGAGAGATCTTATCAAGCGTCTTAGACGTACAAAACGAAGAGGAAGGATTTCTTGACGTTATGCAGGCATTAGGTAAAGTAAAGCCTACTAGCCAACCAGTATATCATTCATTCGTAAATGAAGCGTTATACAAAAACAACACTATCACCATTTCAGAAGCAGGTTCTGGAACTGGAAAACAAACAGATATCACAGTATCAGCAGCAGGTAATGCAAGAGTTGGTGACTTGATGATGGGAGTTTCTGGTAACGTATACTTGATTCAGAAAATTGATGCTACAGCAGGAATCACTTTCACTCCAGTAGATGGATCGGGTGTTGCTACTGATTATGATGCAAGTGGAGACAAATTTGTTGTTTTCTCTAATGCACAAGGAGAAGGATCTGGTTCACCAGACCCAATCAAGTACGGATTGACTAAGCAGTCAAACAGAGTGCAAATCTTTAAAAACAAATACAGAATTTCTGATGTTGCTAAAGCGTCAAAAATCACTGTTGAGTATAAAGGTAAGCCTTACTTTATGTACAAAGGTACTTACGAAGCATTACAGAGATTTAGAGGAGATATCTCTAACTCATTGATGTTTGGTAAAGGATCAGGAGATTACTATGCAGGTGCAACTGTAGGAGATATGGCAGATGCAGGTGGAAACGCTGTGCAGACTACTAATGGTCTTCGTGAAGAATTAAGATCAGGTGGTATCCTTGAATCAGGATCTCCTTTTGATTTCAATTCAAATGTACTTACAACATTAACAGATCTTACTAAGGCTCTTAACAAAGCAAGAGCACCAAAAGATTACTGGATGTGGTTAGGTACTGATGCTAATATCAAAATGGATAATGCATTAAATGGTTTAGATGGTACTGGTTTTACTAGTGCACGTTTTGCTGTTGATGGAAGATCTATTGATTTAGGTGTTGACAAATTCAGTTTATATGGTAGAACATGGAATAAGAAACAACTTTCTATTCTTGACCATAATGAACTAGGATCTACAGTAACAGGATCAGGTGAAATTTACTTAATCCCTACTGGACAAGTTAAAACTGCCGGTGGTGGTGGATCACAAGATTACCTACAAGTACGTTACTTAGAAGGAGATGGAAACAACTTTTCTTTCAGAGAAACATTGACAGGTGGACTTGCTCCAACTCCAACTAGTGCTGATTCAATTCTTGACGTAAACTACCAGGCTATTATGGGTCTAGAAGTTTTAGGAAAAGAACACTGTGCACTTGTAACAGGATTTTAGTATTAATTAACTTTAAGAAAGGGGGGGGATTCCGGTTCCCTCTCTTTTTTTTTAAAACCCAACAATTATGATAAAAACAAAAGAATTCAATAACATAGTGAAACCACCTATGTTAAAAAGAGATGAGGTTAAAGTCTTCCAATATTTAAACGTGAAGAATGACCCTCAAAATCCAGGAAAAAAAATAATGCCTTCAGTAGCAATGATGCCTAAAGTTGATCGTATTTATGATCCGGCATCAGAAGAATATGTGGATATTGCTGCTATTAAAAATTTAGGAGTTGGTGGAGTACCTATTCTTAATACTATAGCGTTCTACAAAGAGTTAGAAGGTAAAATGTTACTTAGAGGAAGTAAAACTGGAGACTTAGAGGTCTTTCAGTATTTAATGTTAAGTAATTACAATAAATCAAATCCTAATAGAGATAAAAGTGTAAACCCTTTATTTGAATTAATAGAACCTAAGAAAAAGGCTACTAATGCAAGAAAGGAAAGAAATTTACGTAGAGACGCTATGAATGTCGCTGCTGAACTTTCTGCTGCTGAGGTAAGGGAATTTACCGCATCTTTAAATAAAGACGAGAAAAGAGATATATCTATACTTAGAGATGAATTAGAGGTGATGGCTGAAAAAGATCCAACCACTTTTATGACATTAAGTAAGGATAAAAATAAGTCTATACAAGCAACATGTAAAAATGCTATTGATAAGAAAGTAATTCGCTTTGATAAGGCAACAAGTACTTTCACATGGGTAGCAACTGGCGAGACAATTATACAGGTTCCAAGATCTTCTAAGTCAAGTTATCTACAAGGCTTCACTAACTTTGTTCTGAGTAACAAAAATGGGGAATTAGTCTACGAAGAAATCGTAAAATTGCTTAAATAATTTGTTGTTGGTTTGTTTAAGGTCGGTCACAGGAAATTAAGTACTGTGACCGGCTTTTTTTATTATTAAAATGTATGAGCACATTCACTAATGAGGCAGGAACTGTTTCTGTAGATTTTTCAATTCAATTCGATTTAACCTCAACACCAAAGTTGAAGGTATCGGACATGTCAACCTATGATTCTGGTCAAAAAGGAGTTAAGGTATATATTCAAATAACTAGACCTGATGGTATAATTAGAAAATTACCGGCTTTATCTTCACCAGACATAGAAGGAAGTGTAATTTATTTTAGCGGATCAGCGGGACTTATTCATAAAACATATGATTACACATTACCTTTATCACCTAGTGATGGTCAAGTAAGTAAAGGTTCTTATAAAGTTGAATATAGTTATACTGTTGGAGACGCTACACCTGTTAAAAAGACAAAAACTATTTCATACGATTTTAATAAAATAGTACTTACTTCTTTTCAGGATATAAATGAATTTACTCCTTTAGTAAAGGTTAAAGACACAACTCCTAGTTACAATGTTACTAATTACACTTTGTCAAAGATTAACAGGCTTTTTGTAGCCCAAAACGGCAAGTCAGGTTCATCAATATCAAACCAAATCACACAAGGTCTTACAACAGCCGATAGAGAGTTCTCTTTAGCAGATGATTCCTCTAAATTATATGACACTAAGTATACAGTTGATCTAGAAGTCAACCTGATTCATATCCATAAAAATTATAGTTGGTTTAGTGTTAAGTCAAAAAGCCAAAAAAAAGACATAGTAAAAGTATTTGCTGTTCCAACAAAACTGGAAATGATATCTTACTTTAACTCATTAAGAAATTTAGTTGAAACATATGATGGTTACAATAAATCCTTATATGAAAAATATACAAAAAACTATGAGTTTGTAATTACTAGTTTTGACCTTTTAGTCAGAAGATTAGACGCAGGTTTATCCGATGATGATAATACAGATATTGTAAGAGACATATTAGCAATATTAAGAAACGATGTTCCTAGAACTCATACTCAAGAAGAAATAAAAACAATTTCACTTCAAATATATTCAACTGGGATTAGTGTGGATTGGAATTCTTTACAAAAAGTTCCAGAATATAATCCATTCAAAACATACGATAAAACATTTGCTCAATCATCCAAGGAATGGGAGGTGGTACATAGTTTAGGAAAAAACCCTTCTGTCACACTCGTTGACGACAACGATAATATTGTGTATGGTGCAGTAGAATATGTAAATTTGAATGTTATTAAAATCACGTTTAACACCCTCACATCAGGAAAAGTATATTTAAATTAAAAAGTTATGGCAATAGAATACTTACATCATATTAATCTAAGCGACAATCAATTAAAGAATGTCCTATTAGATAATAAAACTACAACTCAAAGAGACGCTATGACTGCTGCGGCAGGTCACGTTATATTTAATACTACATTAGATAAGTTTCAGTTCTATGATGGAACTGCTTGGTTGAACCTACAAGATGAACTAGTTGCTTCTGAAGTAAGAGCGATGGTTTCTGCTGTAGATGCAGGTGGAGATGGTAGTTTTACTTATGATAATACTACAGGTAAATTCACTTATACAGGACCAAGTGCAGCAGAAGTAAGAGCACATTTTTCAGAAGGGACAGGTATCAAAATCACCAATGGTGAAATTAAAACTACTATCACACAGTATACTGATGCACTTGTTCAGGCATATATTAGTGAAGGAACAGGGGTTACTATCTCTGATTCAGGTAAAATATCAATTGGTCAAGTAGTTGCTGAAGAGTCAGATGTACAGTTTAATGATATTCAGATTGATGGTAAGGCTGTAATTGATGCTACTTTAAAGGTTAAGGGTAACGTAACTTTAGGTGACGCTTCCTCTGATACTGTAACAATCAAGGGTAACCTTAATGTAGAAGGAACAACAGTTTCTGTAAATCAAACAGAAATAAACGTAACAAATGCTTTTGTATTTGAGGGTGCTACTGCTGATGCTCACGAAACAACTCTTAAAATTGCTGAACCAACTGCTGACAGAACTATAACGCTTCCAGATACAACTGGTACAATAGCATTGACTAGTCAGTTAACATCAGCCGACAGTATTAAGGATATTGTTGGAGGAATGGTTACTGGTAATACAGAAACAGGGTTAAGTGTAACGTATGATGATACAAACAAGAATTTAGATTTTGTTCTAACTAAAGATCCTAAAATAACTCTTACAGGAGATGTTACAGGTTCCGGAACGATGACAAACCTTGGCAATGTTTCAATTGCATTAGACACAGTAAAAAATAAAGCAGCAAACGGAACAGGTCCTGTTACTGATGCAGATACTGATTTTACATTCACACATAATTTAGGTACAAAAAATATAATTGTTCAAACATTCAAGGCAGATAAGGTTGTTCATTGTGAACTAGAAATAGTTGACACTGACAATGTTAAAGTAATTTTTGGAGCAGGACAAACAGCGGATAGTGTAACTGTAAATGTACTTTCTGCTGCATCATAAATAAAATAGCAGAACAACATGGCAATTGAATTCTTAAATGGAATTAAAATACCTGCGGGTGAAATAAACCTAAAAGGTATTACAATAGAACGAGCATCAGGTTCAGGGGCAGATGGC